AAAACGTTGATTAAATTGTCACGGTCACCATTGTCAATTTCAGGGTTGGTCAGGTCAAATGAAATTTCGCTAAAAATTGGTTGTGGTTGGGCACGCAATGACAAATAGAAATTTGCCTGGGCAGTGGCGTCAGCTGAATCGTGCAATGTTGTTTCGATGATTTGACCAAGCGTGCCGTAAAGTGAAATTGAAGCAATGTCGCTGGCACTAACTTCGTGTTCGGAATTTGCCCCGTATTTGATTGTCAGGGAATTGCGCACATCACCTACACGGGTTTCAATACGCAAACCCGCTGCACGGGCATGGTTGGCGTCAAGGTCAACATAACCGTTTGCTGAAAGGTAAGTCGTTCGGTGCGTACTGTCTGCATAACCAATGCGCCCCTGGGCGTCTTCGTAAATGTAACCCAGCCCTGAAGTTGCAAGGGCTGCAACCAAACTGTAAGCGTCAATTGAACCCGCACCGCTGCCGCGTGCTGAAAGGTCATAATTTCCTGGACGATCAATTTCGCCAATGCCTGTGTTTCCAGCATTTGCCCATGTGACGGTTGGGTCGTAAGTTGCCCATGTCAACGCCCCTGGCACTTCAGCCCATGTTTGAAACAAAACTGACTGAAGCACTTCGAAAATCTGATCACCGTCAAAATCGCGGGGCAATGCGTCTGTAAAAATAGATTTTGGCAAACGCGCCAATGCGCCCAATGCCGTGATCGAATACGTTTGCGTGAACATGGTTGTGCCTACGTCACGCACTTCCAAACCAATGTCAACGACATTGCCGCCAAAAATGGCAACAAATGTGCCTGACGTGTCTTGAACTGAAACGCCAATTGTTGAATTGATGTTGACGGGGATTGCGGTTTGATTGACGTCTAGCAGCTGAAGATTAACGTAACCCGCCTGTGCCTGTTCGTAAATGTTTGTTCGACCGCTGCGAATTGTAAGGTTTGCCAAAACTGCGTCGGTGTATTCAACGCCGTCAATTTCAACCAACCAAATCGGTGACCATTGCGTCATGTTAAATCGCCACCAGGTTGGTCGCGCCGCCTGTTCCGCGATAGTAAGAATTGTTCAATGTGTCAACGATCGTGCGGGCAGTGCCTTCCTTATCGAATGCACCCGTTACGGTCAGGTTAATTGTTGTGCCCAAACCAAGCCGTTCGGAATTTGCACGATCTGATAGTCCACGCGATTCAGGCGAACCAATAAAACCACCGCTGACCGTGGCTGCTGCTGCGCTTGCTGCAACCCTTGCCGCAGTTGCTACGCCCCCACTGCTTGCGCCTGATGTCGCGCCGCCGCCTGACGGTGCTGAAATTGTTGGAATTTTTGGCACTGACGTTGAAACCGTTGGTGTCTTTATTGACGGCACGCTGACCGTCGGTGTTGAAATCTTTGAAACATTTGGCAAAAATGGAATGGCGTTGTAAGCCGAAATCAATGCATTGATTCCAGCAACCGCCCCGGAAATTAAACCGTTCAGAATTTTCACAACGCCTGCAATGACGTCAATGACGCCGCCTGCAATTTTGCCTGCAACCTGTAACGCCCCGCCCAATACCGTGCCAATGACGGGTGCAAGATAGGTTGCAATGTAACCGCCGAATTCTTTAAATGTGCTTAGGTTGTCACCAATTGCGTCGCGAACATAACCAAACGCTTTGACCAAACCGTTAATAATTGGTGTGAAAACGCTGGTTATTGTTTTTCCAACTGTTGTGATTACACCACCCAGCCCGTTGCCGTCTAGGCTGAAAGCGTTTGAAAATGCGTTGATTGCTGGCAATGCGTTTTGATTGATAAAGTTGATTACCTTTTCAAGAATAGGCAACAACGCAAAACCGATTGTTTCTTTTGCTTCGTCGAAGGCGACCTGCATGCGTGCAATTCGTCCCGCGTATGTGTCAGCGTTACGGGCAGCAGCCCCACCAAATAAATCTGAAAGGCGACCTTGCACCGCAGTGAAATCCATTGTTTTTAATTCAGCAGCTGAAAGACCGATTCCTAATTTGCCTAGCGCAGCCGTGTTGCCGTCATACGCCTTGCCCAATGCGTTGGCAACTGTTTCAAGCGGTTTGCCTGTTGCAGTGGCAACGTCTAGCGCGGTTGCAAGTAAGTCTTGCGCCTGGGTGATGTCTCCCGTTGATCGAACCAGGCGACCCAATGCTGGACGCAATTCGTCGTCAGCAACACCAGTGGCAAGCGACATTTGAAGAATGGATTGTTCAGTGGCTGCAATTTGTGCCTGTGTCGCGCCCGTAGCGTTTTCCAACGCCAATGCCAATTGTGTCTGTGCCTTCTCGTCTTCAATGGCGGCTTTGACGCCTTCAACACCAATTTTGATTGCGTAAGCACCAGCGGCTGCCGCTGCGGCTGCAAACGCCGCGCCAACCATTTTGCCAACCTTGCCCATTTTGTCGCCGAAAGTCTCAACGTCATTGCCAGCGGCTTTCAGCGATTTATTAAGGTTATCAACGTCGCCAAGAATGGAAAGTTTAAGGGTACGACTGCCAGCCATTAGTCAAACTCCTTCACAACTTTGACGAATGCATTTTCCCAACGCTTGACGATTTCAGGTTGGATTCTGCGCAATGTTGGATAGATAAACCAACCGCGCGAACCGCGACCTTCACGACCTGACCACACTGGGAATTGCTTCTTCTTGTTCGAACCGAATTCGTTACCTGCCCACAATTGTTGCGTAGTGCCGCCGCCTGAAAATCTTTGCGCCGCGAATCCGTACTTGATTTCACCAATTTTTGATGATGTTGAAACCTTCGCGCCACTTGCGATTCTCACTTTGGCAGTTTGATTTGTCGTGCTGGTTGCCGCTGCGTCGATCACGCTTGAACGAACATAACTTGCCAATTCGCTGCTGATGACTTTTGCCTGGTTGTTTGCTTCTTCGTCCATTGCTTTGAATGATCGTTTAATGGCATTCAATTCCGCTTTGTCATAACTGATTGCGTCAGTTGCCATTTGCCCGCCTTTCCAAAATTTCAATGACCGTCAAAATGTCTTCGGCACTTTCAAATTCGCTGGGCGGTAGCCCCGTTGCCAGGGCTACTTCCCAAACGATTCGGCTTAGGCTTCCGACTGGGTGGCTTTTGGGTTTGCTTCACCGACGATCACTTCGGAAATGGTTTCCGTCCATGCTTCGATTGGCTTGACTGGCTTGCCAGCTGCTTCTCGCTTCATGGCGTGATAGGCAAGGAAAACAAGATCGGAAATTCCGATTTTTTCCTGTGCCTGGGCAATGGTGTGACCCGTGTGCTTTTCCCATTTCACCCATTCAGGCGGTGCAGCCGTGTAGGTGATTTGGTCGCCGTTGTTGTATTCAATTGTTATTGGTAGTTTCATTTTGTCTCCCGATTGTTAGTGACTAGAACGTTTCTGAAGGTGTGCCCACCACCACGAATGATAGGTCAACGGTCTGCGCGTCAGGTGCTGCCCCGCCGACTGCTGGGAATACTGGCATGACGTTGAATGCAAAAACCGCGCCAGTCACGGCAGTCAATGAAACCGCCAATGTTGTGTTGGGTGCAGTTTCGCAGGCAGTCCACAATGCTTCACACAATGATGAAGCCGCGCCCCAGTCTGCAAGCATTGAAATGTCAAATGTCCACTGATCGTCAATGTGCTTGTAAGCCTTGCCATCAAGTGTTTGATAAGTCTCGACTGTTGGTGAGTTTGCTAAGACTGCGCTGGTCGCCTGCGCGTCATAGTTAACGGTTGCAATGGTCACGACTAAATCGCGACCAGTAATGATTGTCGTTGGCATTTTGTCCCCTATGTTGTTTGTGTGTAGTACGTTGAAACGTTGATGTCCGCAACCAACATGGGCGACTGACCCACTTCAAGAACCGTCGGCTTTTCGATCTGTCCAACAACGTATCCTGCGGGCATTGCCGCAAGAATTCCCATGATGAGTTTTTCTAGATTGTCCAATGACCCAGCGTTGCTATTTGAAGCAACAATGGCAGTGATTGCAAAATTGATTTTGACCTGTGTTTTTGCCTTGCCTATCAAAACAACTTCCATGTAAGGC